TCCCCAATAATCTATCTCTGACCTATCAACCCTATCAGAGTGTGTATAATGTCTCATGCTGTCGCTGGTTTTAATCTGCAAGACTGGGTTTTTTGTTTCGTATAATTCTATCTCATCAAAAACATCGACTTTGCCTAATCGTTCTCTAGGGAAGTTCTTTTCATCAGGACTCCATTGAGGACAACCTATAAATAACTCCTCTAATCTTTTTAAGTAAAACTCTCTGCCTATTATCTGTGCATGAGTAGCCCCTTCTTCTTTCTTCCACAATAAAGGTCTTTTGTGAGCCATTACATACAGATTACTATTCCTATAACACCGATCATCTCGTTCAGGTCTAAATGTAAAATAATCAGGTGGATATAAACAGTCTGCCTCGCAAGATAAAACAAATCTCGTTTTACATTCTCTTAATGCTATCTGCACTTGCCTAAACATATTAAACCCTGAAACACCAACATCACCTACCACTATGTTCTTTCCAAAGTCTATGGGTTTGTGCGATACACTTATAATCGGAATATTCCCGGCATTTTTAAGGATATTTTCTCTAACCCTTCTTTCAAAAGCCGGATCTTCTTTATTAGAAGTATAATAAATTATTGTTACATCTTCCATAGTTTTTTTATCTCATTATAATACTCCTCCCAGACATCAACTGAATATTTAAAACAAGCATCATTGTTAGACGGATTTTCTTTCGTGCCGTTATTATGTGTTCTTGGAAAACTCCTGTGCTTATGCGCATGCCATGAGGCCTTAATGACCATTAATTTACCCCCTGCTTTCCATGTCTTAAAAACCATCTCATGTGAGTCTTGATAGAGAGGTCCATAACCCTCAGTCTGCAATTCTCCGATAACTTTATCCCACCACGACCTTTTCATCACCCAACAAGATCCCTGCATGGCCATACTTTCTTGGATCATCTCTTTATCGTTACCTTGTCTTGCTACACCAGAGAATTTTTTGCCATTCTCATAATTACCTAATTTCAAAACCATAAAATCAACAGGGGGTAGATCCATGACCTCCCATCTGACAGTATCTAAGAAAAAGCGTCTAGGTGTAACAATCCAATTATCCTCACAGTTATCAGTTAAGATCTTGTCATACCCTTTACCGAATATCTGATGTTCATCTACTCGCATAAGAAATTCACCTTTAGAAGCACGAACTCCTGTATTAATAGCCTCTCTCATACCGACATTCTTGCCTAGATGTATATAGTTTACTCTCTCATCATCTACTATCTGTTCTGCTGGTACCCAATAACCATCAAGTACAGCAATAATCTCTATATCGCCAACAGATTTGTTTAACAAGTCTTTAATTGTCTTTTCTAGTAGAGGATCTTTATAACTTGGAATGATTATGGACAACATAACTTTATTTCGTTAAATTATTAATTCCCCGATTTTAAGTCTATATCTTTACTGTGTATTACAGCTTTTTTAATCTTCTTCCAAATCGGTATTAGTTTTTTCTTTTTCTTTTTCATAGCTTTAACGAGAGGACAATAGGATTATCCTCTCTAAAAACTTAGAAACCTGTCAACTCACGAGCTGCCAAAGGTTGAACAACTTGTCCACCAATTCTTGCAACAACTCTGATAGCTGTCATATCCTGAGTGAATGCTTGTGTAGTATCTTGTGATATTTTCACAGACATTCGTTTTCTGTCTCCCAAGAAGTATGTTCGCTTCATATCAGCGAAGTACATAGTCCTGTCTGGAACCCAGTCAGAAATTATAACAGACTTACCTTTCAAAGTAGATGGTGCGCCATCAGCGATACCGTCTTTCCATAGAGGTCGGTTATTGCCGTCAAGCAATAATTCAACATTTTGTGCAGTAGTATCATTCATGTAGAACTTAGCGTTATTCCTATATTTACGAGGAAGTGCATGAAGCAATCTCGTAATGTCGGTATAATCACCAACTCCTACAGTCGCAATAGCTCCGATAGTTCCGGCAGTATCAATCCCTTGTGGTTGAGTCGTACCGTTACCCACCCAGATTACTCTTTCTTCTTCATCAGCGATTGCCTCAGAGAACAAATTAATGATCAATGAAACGACATCGAAGATATCACTATCTTCAATTAACTCATCAGAAGAATAAAGAATTGCAGCCACTTTGAATGCAGTAAGTGTAAGTTGAGAGAAACGAGCTGTAGTTGTCGACTTAGTTGCATTTTCAGAAGTCCATGTAACTTGTGGTCCAGATACCAAATTTGTGATGTTCATCACATCCCTCTTCATAGGGATAACACGAACTTCATTTCGCATTACATTGATATTTGGAATTTCCTTAACCATTTCCGTCATGAATTCGTTAGGGAATAAGAAACCTCCGTCAGCAGGTGTACCTTCACTAAGCGCCTTTAGAGCAACTTGGTTATCAGTAACAAGTGCATGATAGAAACCGACAATCTTTTCCTCTTTAGTAAGATCTGCGATATCCTTAATAAGATCTTTCCCATTAAGAATTTCCTTCAACTTACTATCTTCAGGCATTTGATTTTTCAAAAGTGCGTCAACTGTACTTTGCAGTTTAGTAACTTTATCATTATCAACATTGATACCAAGATTATCAGTTATAGATTTAGCAATAGTCTCTCCCATAGCCTTAGCTTCACCTTCAATTTCTGCCTTCTCTTCTTCACTAAGACTTTCATCAGCAGGATCTTTAGGTGGATCAACAGGATCAACAGGAGTTTCAGGTTCGTCATCGTCCTTAATGTCAGAGTCTTTAACTTCAAGCCACTGCCCATTAATTTTAACTTTTTTACCCATATAACTATTTTAGATTAATTTTATTAAGAGCAAAGTTTATTTGCTTTGCCGACTCTTTCAATGCTGACCTTGCTATCAGTAGTTTCTTTTCACTGCTTGAGAGTCTACGACCTTTAGATTTTCCTATATCCACAGGAGTGTCTTTTTGTTTCTCCTCTGGCTTAATCTCATTATTTTTGACCTCGTCTGCCTTTTCTTCTATTGACACATCTTCTTTATTGTCTTCTATCACTGGTTTTTCTTCTTTTTCAACCGACTTATCCACAGTTAAGAAGTCTTCTATGTCTTTTTTCTCATCATCTCCCATTTGTCCAGCTTCCATTAAAGATTTAATTTGCTGTGCATTTGGGTTCGCAGGTACAGTAACAAGAGAAACTTCTATCAATTCATTCCTTGGTACTTGAATTTCCTCTCCATCTGCCCCAGTTTTGACATCCATGTGAGGTATAAATCCAACCGATACAGTATTTAGAAATCCTTTCTTTACCATCTCAGATACTTCCCTAGATAATCTTGTTATATTATGAAAGACTGCTTTCATCTTCAGGCCGGGATTATCTGTTGCTTTATCTATTCGTACATCAGCCCATTTGCCAACAATATTCTCTACACTATGCCAGTGATCTATAAGCATACGAGGTGCCTTCAAGAAGTTTGCTAAATCCCAAGACTCTAGAGTGATAACATCACCATGTCTGTCTTTTGTTTCATCAGAGGCTATAAACTCTATACTGTCGCCCTTTGCTTTTAAATCTAATTTAATATATTGTTGTTTCATAATTTTATTATAGCTATTTTTTTAAGCTCTTACAACTGGAACTAATGTACACCTACAATTAGTATGTAGAGGTGGTCCAGATATATTCTCATAGTCTAAATTAACATCAAAATCATCGCCTCGGAAAGTATCACCTTTTTTAAAGTAATCTTGTCCTAATTTCAATTTTCTACCATTCATAGCAATACACTCTGGATCAGTGCGTTCATCTATAAATGTTAACCATTCCTTTAGTTCGACAACATCTGAAACAATAAAAGTTTCTTCAGTAGCAAAAGAAGTAGCCTTAATAATCTCTGTTCTTGCTATTCTCTTTGCTCTATAACTCTCCATCTTTGTAAATGACTGTGTAATTCTCTTAGCAGTTTCATTAATGGAAACCTCATCTTTAATTGCCTTAGCTATCACCTTACCAATTATCCTATTCGTTTGTTTATTAACATCATGAATGGTTTTGAAAAATCTCTCGTTTAAGAAGTAAGCTGTTGGATCATTATTGTACTCAGTGATCCTATTCTTGTCTTGTCCAAGTAATTGCATTGTTCTCTGTGATTGTGTACCCACTACAAAAGATACAGTCGGTCTTAGCTGTTTATACATCTTCTTGGCTTCTTCGTCTATATCTAGTAAAGGTTCTTTACTGGCTTTCTTCTGTGGTAATTGATCTGTAACAGTTTTACTCTGTTCTCTAAAGATGACATTAATCTTAGTGATAAATCTTTTCTCAAATTCTTCGCCTATTCTTAGTTGGTCTGATTGAAATTCTAATTTCATCTCCGTGGATCCATCAAAAGAGTCTTGGTAAGATTTGATGTCTTTAGCCTTCTTTTCTTTCTTGTCTGCCTCTAATTTCTTGCTCTCTACCTTAGACAATAATTGAGAGTATAAAATAGGCTTTAATTTATTAGTTATTTCCTTCTGAATAGTATCGATAACAGCTTTAGTCTTTCTTTTGACCTCTGATCTCTTACGATTAGCCCTTAATGCTGTTTTATTTATGGGTTCTTTCTTTTCTTTGCGAGTACCAACACCGATAACCTTTGGTTCTACATTTGGAGTAGCAGGAGAAGCAACATCATCACCACCCTCAACGGGATCATAGCCTAATAATGCTCTAGCCTCATTAACAGTTAGAACTCCTTTAGTAACACCCTCTGTTGATATCTTTAATTTAAGTTCATCATTTTCAGGAACAGGATCTTCAAAATCTAAATAGACATTTCCACTACCATCAAACAACGGTACAAGAAACTCATTAAGCATCTGTACAATCTTTTTCATCTTTGGTTTGATAGTCCTCTTTGCAAAAACATAATCAGAAGCCTCTGCATTTGCTCGGTTTACATCTTCTGTAATTCCCAAGACAGTTTTTGGAACTCTGAAAATCGCCATGATCTTATCACGGGTAAATTTCATTGTTTCAATAAAGTCCATCTCTCTCTGCGATAGTGCCATTGGTTTCCATTCAAGGCCTCCCTCTAATACAAGAGTTTTGTGTGCATTATCAAAACCAGTATGTTTCTTTTCAATTTCCCTTTTTAATTTTCTGACAACCTCTTTAGATAATTTCTTGTCGGTACTCAATACGCTATCAGGTGTTGCTGAGTTATTAAAAAATTGTAAACTAAACTTCTCTGATGATTGGTCCATATCATAGGTCGTAACCGCGGCCTCGAGAGTTCCTTTACCACGAAAGGGTTTAATTGGATCAGGGTATTTCAAAAAGATAACTTCATAAGGTTCTAGTGGGATCTCTTTAACTCCATTTTTATAAACCTTATATGTATAACCACCGATTATCTCACCATCTTTCTTTGGTGGTTTTATAGTAAGTCTGTCTGGTCGTAACAAAAATATATTATGTGGTTTACCTCCTTTAAATTCTAAAAACCAAGGTGCCTCACCAGCAAGATCTAAATATTGTTGTGTTAGATAAAATAAATCAAATTTAGTAGTAGTATTATTCGCTCTTGCTAACAAATCTAAAATAGGACTTTCTTGTATTTCTTCTACTTCACCCTTTGATGTTGTCTTCATCAACTTAATCTGAATACCTGCTACATCATTGGCGATGCTATCCACACAAGCATAAACCCAGCCAATGGCGGCCGCAAGATAGTCTGCTATTTTCTTTTTTGGAGTTACACCTAACCCCATTATAGTTGAGATATCAGAAGCCATTTCTTCAATAGTCGCTTTCTCAGTTGGCTTGATGTCTCTCATTTCTTGCTCTACACGATTATTCAGTTTGTTAAATAGTGTCATAGATTTTTACAAGATTAATTAATAATAATTATAACATATTAAAGTACAGTTGCACTAATGCCACCACCTCCATAATCCATTAAAGCCATGCACATAGAAAAGAAACTATCCCCATGTCCCTCTGGTGTTTCAGGAGCCTGTAAATCATTGTTAACGATAAGTATCTGATTTCTCTGTCTAGTTTCAGGCAAGAAGACTATTTGTTCGTTAGACAGTGCTTTATCAAGTCTTGTGGCCATACTATGTTTTGATTTCATTGAGAAGATCACTGGTTCCATAGCCCCCGGCAAATCTCCTGCCTCATCGAATGCCTCAAACTCTGCTCTTGTATTATCATAATAGAGTGCATACATATCAAAGGTGTCACAGGCCTCTTTCAGATAATCTAATTGATCAATGTAATCCCAACCGTCCATCCACTTACTATGTATCTGTACATATTTTTTCTTCTGTATGTCATATTCTAATATAACTAGGTGAGAAGGGTGAGCTTTTTTACCTATATCAAAACCACCAATGACATCTTTTTCTTCTTCTACAGCTATTGCTCTTTCTTCTTTAACCTTGATCCACTCTGCAAACTTATAGTTCTTAGCATCATTATTTACACATCTATCATATCTATCAGCAGACACAAAGGCTTCTTCCGAGTAAACAGGAGAACACATATATTCTTGATTAAAGATCCTCGGTCCTCTTTCCTCTCTTTTCATCATTAAATCATCAAAAGACATCCACTCTGGCCATAATACAGTTTTCTTCTTCTCATCAATAATGGCAGGTAATATCTTTACAGAGAACCTCTTAATAAAAGCTGGATCAAAGTAAAAGTCATGATTAGTCTGAGGTGTACCAGCTATGTGTAATTCGTTCTGCCACATATCCATAATCTGAGTCTTGATGATATCGTTTATCTTAATGATGACAACAGGAGCAAGTTTATTAGAAGGGTCTTGCATGGGATCATCTACATAAATATCAGGACAATGAATACCCCTCTTAAACTCTAACAAGCCTCTAGGTGTAACTTTAAACTTATGAGTGCCGTCCCAAGAATAAGAGATGATACTATCTGCTGTTCTCTTCTTGTCTATTATTTTATTAAAAAAGGGATTACTGTCTATGGCTAACTTAATCTTCTGTGTGTGATAAGCCGCCATTTTATTATTAAAAGAGAAGTATTGTATTTCATGGTCTTTGTCTTCATATCTAAGTAACTTCCACATTATATGAGCATAAAAACTCATACTCTTAAAGTGATCTCTAGCAGATACACGAATAGTTGTTTTCTTATCCCCAAGCCAAGCAGATATCTCATTAACATAATCACCGCCGGTCCATTTACCGTCTTTCAAGACTCCATAACTCTGTGAGAATATCTCGTTAACGAAGTAAGTAAAATCAGTTTTTGCTCTCCTCCTTACCTTCTCCTGAAGTAACTCCGTCAATTGCAGTTTTGAGTTGCTTAATTCTTTCGTCAATTTGGTCATCTGTTAATGTTCTAAGTGGATCATTTAACCCACTTAAATTAATATTGTCTGGGAATATCTTTTTAAATATCTCAATGAGTATCTTGGTATCACCACCAATACCTTTGGCTATAAATATATCCATTAAAGAAGTGTTACCCTCTTTGATATATTTCTTTAGATCTTCCTTATTAATAATATCAAAAAACATGCTATGCAATGTATTAGCATCGGCTTTTTCTTGGAAGGCAGATTTTCTACCTCCACCTTTATTCCCTAGTGCGTATTTATTTCCTAATGGTGCTCCCATGATATTAAAAGAGTTTAGACTCTAATGGTTGTTGTATTATCTAACAAATTCATTATAACAACTATTTTTCATTTTGCACTAATTCCATTCCGTAGTTGTCTATGCCTTTCTTTATGTCTATGTCTTTCTTTAGGATAAATTCATTGTTCTCAAAGGGCTTATAGTTGACTGAGTGGTGCCATTTGTTAAATTTAAACTTAACCTTTACTACATCAGGGTGTTGTTTCAATAAAGAGGTGGCCATTTTCAATCTTCCATCTTCTATTTTATACAGATCTTCTGTGTTACCTCCTTTCATGATCATAGTTCCTGTCTTCTCTTGTTGAAAGGTCTCAAAGAGGACAGTGCATAGACCGTCTTTTAGACATCTAAGTGATAAATCTGTGTCTTCGTTATATCTACCTCTCCACCTATGCTTTATGTCATTCTTTATTAATATGCAAGAGTAGATCCTAGTGTTTATTACTATGGGGTTATGTTTGTACTTTCTAGGGACAAAATAGTTATAGTCGGGACCTGCCATAGCAATATTCTCATACCTATCAACGAAGTCCTCCATTACCCTAAAGAATGTAGAGGATAGCACCCTTCGGACCTTATTCTTATTCAGTCGCCAAAATCCTCTTATATTATCATCTATAATCCAATGTCTTTCTGCGCCGATAGACAAGGCATGATCCCAAACCCAATTTCTAGCAGGTATGCTCCCTTCACCAAGATTACTGAAAGGCAAGACTAAGATCTTATTTTTATCTATAACCTTCTCGTATTCTTCAACCTCCTGTGGCTCTATAACAATATGATAGTCAACATTCATTTTTTCCAATGCAATGCTAGTTTTCCGGCTCTCCCATCTGCCTTTTGAAATTATATAAATAGGGTATTTATTTTTCCTCATATTTTTCACTATCTCTTACATCTTTTACTTCCTCTGGGAACCAATAACTCTTATTCTTAGGCGTTACCCTCTGGCTGATTAATTTAGCAAATCTCTCTACATCTTCATCATTTCTAAAATGGATAAATAGAGTTCTATGGACCAACTCATCTTGTTCAAATTCAGGCATCCCATTATACATCTCATTTACCTTGTCTTTCTTCTGTTTATTGCTCATTTTGTTGCCAAAAAAGCCTAATTCATACTCTTTAAACCCAAAATCAAGCAATTCGTCTATATCAAAATCGTTAGCTAATTTATCAAAATCCCACTGGCCAGTGTTTTTATTCAGTCTGATGTTAAGTTCTTTCTCTTTCTCTATATCTAAATCAAGATAAAAGACAGGAACCTCAGCCATGAGCATATCCTCACAAATCCTTAATCTCTGATGGCCACCAATCACTATATTCTCTCTGCCCTCATGTTTATTTACTATGATAGGATCAACCATACCAAATTTTTTGATTGAGTCTTTTAAGTCTTTATTCTGCGTTTCTGTCATCTCACGAGGATTATACTCAGCAGACTTTAATTCACTTGTTTTAATTTGTTTTATTTCCATCATGATACTGTAAATAGATCCTCAAAATAATTTATGACGGTATCTATATTCTTAACTAATAAATATGCACCTCCTGCCTCTTTTAACTTTTTCTCAAAATCTTCTTGATTTGCACTTTGTCTGCCTGTTGCACTCTTACATTCTATCCCTATAAACCAACCACGATATACACAGATGATATCTGGACTTCCTTTAAAACCAAATTTAACAAATCGGTTCCCTATCTTCAATGCGCCTGTGTTATTTCTCCAATGAAAAATATCATGGAGGTAAAGCCATTCTATTATACTACTCTGTAACTGTGCTTCATCTTTACTTTTGTTCATTTTAATAATTTCCTTGCTAGAAATCTTTTAATAGCAAATCTCCTCCAATGATTACATTTATTTAATGGAATAAATAATTTATCTACCATTCTTGCTTCTTCATAATTATCTATAATCATTATTTCTTTACCTCCCTTTAGTACTATATTTACAGGTCTTTTATCGTGTCCGCAACAACTTGCTAATGTCTGTAATCCACTATCATTAAAGAATTGTACTAATTCATGGATACAAGGATCACAAGATTTTTTTCTCCCATCAGTTAAAATTATTCCTTTTTCTTCTCCTTGAATACACATAATTATTTTTTCTCGTCTTGTATTTCAACTATGAAGTCCTTTAAATCAATGACTGATTGTTTAACATCATATTCTTTCTTTACTTTTGTTAACTTTTCTTTACTTTCCTTTACTCTTGCCTCCTCTGTCATAAATTTATCAATATCAGTGTCAATCTCGGCCACAGGTAATCCTAAAGCCCAAGCCTGAGTAGTTTTATTATTAGACTTAAATCTAAAACGCCCTTTAGTATTTTTTGGATTTATAAGAATGTCACCTTTAAGCAAATCAGTTATCCAATTATCTTTACTCCATGGATAATTTGTAATCTTAATCCCTTTAAATTGTGTCATTGGTATAAATGACTTATTAGATACCACAATAATTTCTAGTCCTCGTTTCATTATCGCAGGAATTGCTGGGTGTAATACCTCAAAGTTATCAGCATAGCCAAACCATATTACTTTTTCAGCAACCCCTTCATGTTTTTTAGTTTCTTTTATTGTATCAAAATCAACCCTATCAGGAATTACAGCCACAGGTTTATCTGTCATATTTAATACAAATTTTGCTATCTCTAGCGTTGAGCATGTTATGGCATCGCAATATTGCATAGCCTCTTTAATCCGATAAGTCCAATTTAACCAGTCTGCATCGCACATATCAAGGATTTTTATACCCTTGTACTCTTTTACAAACTCTGGGAAATAAACCTTCTGAAAAATTATAGCGTCATACTCTACACCATATCTATATTCTTCTGCTGTGCCTAAATCCACACCTGCCTCATTCCAATATTTAATTAAATTTAAAGCCCTAATACGAGAAGATCCTGTGTTAGATCTCCCATGGAAAATATCAAAAGTGAGAAAAGAAACACGCATTTTTTTATTTTTTTTATTTATACCCATATTATTTCTTAAAATTATCTACTGTATCACACAAGACCTTGTACCATTCTTCATGATAACGAGATTGTGCAAATACTTTTTTAGCTGTTTCTTTTCCTGCCTGTCCGACCTTAATACAAGTTTCATAGTCATTTAATAATTTCTCAACAAGATCTGCAACAGCTTTTGGATTTCTCGGTACTCCTGTTTTCTGATCTCCTATAATAAAGCCATTTTCTCCATGCTTAATGAAATCACCTGCGTCTTGCCAAGGTGTAGTAAGAACACAACAACCACTAAACATGGCCTCAGTTCTTGCTCTAGGCATAGGACTTTCTTTTGTTGGATTAAGATAAATCAAAGATCTACCTAAAAATTCTCTATATTCTGTCCAGTCTTTTGCTCTCCAATCAACAGTAATGTGACAATGATAAATTCCTCTCTCAAGTAATTCCTCTCTGATGGCCTGTAAGAAATCTCTATCATAATATTTGTCTAATCCCCCTGGACTTATCATGGTTACAACTCTAGGCTCTTTAGGTAAATCAAACCATTCTTCTGGATCCATTCCATGTTGAATTGGAATACCCCAACCAAACTGTTCCGCCGCCCTTTTTGAATTAGTTACCATTGTATTATCCCCAACCAATGCTCTCACTTTTTCAATGATTTCATCTTTACTAAATTTCTCAGGATAATATGGTGTTCCGTGCATGATAACTATCTTAGGAATATCAGTTATAACCTCATTTAAAACACGATATAGACTTCCTTTTCCTCTTTCTAAAATCTGATCTTCTATACATTGTTGATCTAGATGAAGAAGTGCAACATCATATTTACCCTTCTCATAATGGGTAACCCACTTCCCTGCCATAAAATCATTACGGCTCTGTTTAGAATAAGGCCTACGACATTGAATTAAATACTCCCAATCAACGAAGGGTAACTTAGATAAATCATACTGATGGGCTAAATGGCTGGGTTACCAAGGGTGGTTGAACACTTTGAAATTCCTAGGATATTTCGTGTCCGCCACCCCTGATAGTATCTTTGTTTTATTTTTTTCCACAAAAATATTTAATTACTTTTAATGAAACGAGACCGACTATCTCTCGTTATTTCTTTACTATGCAATTTAGAATGTTCTGATTTACTCATCAACTGCAAATTTGAAAGCTTATTGTTTAATCCATTTCCGTCAATATGATGTACTATTTCATTATCTTTTAACATTCTTCCTAAATGGATTTCCATCACTCTTCTATGTACTGGAATAGTAATACCTATATATTTTACTTTTCTACTTCCTGACTTATTCTTTACTACTCCACCTTTATAATTCCAAGGTACTTTTTTATACATCGGATTTTTCTCACCAAACTTAGACAGAGAATTTCTATTAGCATTTACCTTGTTACTACAAGCTCTAGTGCAATATTCCCTTCCCTCAATTTCTGTCTGTGAGGCGAGAAAAGAAAACTTCAAACCACACCCTTTACATTTTTTATAACATTTTTTTCTCATACTTATATTATATCATATTGATGGGCTTTAGACATATAATTTATATAATAAGTTTTTCATTTTAATAATAGACTTTCTCCTCTCTGGACTTCTTCTACCAGAAGATAACTCATCAGCATGAGCGTCTTTTACGAATATTGTTTTAAATCCCTGTGAATTAAATCTTTCTCTAAGTTCTTGCGACATACCACCATATTCAGTAATCCTTTCATTCATCATACCTGCCCTAATAAATTTTTCTCTATTAATAAAACTAAAATTCTCAATAAAACTTTCTTTATCAGCTCTTGCTTTATTCCCAAATAGCCAATATTTAACACCATCTTTTTCAGGTAATTTACTCCTATCTAAAAATGTCTTAATAGCTTCTTTTTTAGGGTTGAGTCTACTATCACAGAACATCAGATATTTACCTCTAGCCTCAACAACTCCCATATTACGAGCCATGGCTAGATTATAGCCTTCTTTGCCTGTGCATAATTCTTCAATAGCAAACGGATAATCTCTTTTATTACACTTAAAAGACTCATCTACTTCGTCCCATATTAGAATAACCTCAAAGTTTTTATAGGTCTGTTCTTTCAAACTATTTAATATTATCTTTACCTCCTCAATTCTGTCATAGGTGGCCGGTAAAATCACAGACACGAGTTCTTCATCATAAATTAATTCAGACATAGCCACACCAATTTTATAGGCTCTCATTTCATGATTATATCCCCTTATGGTATCCCAAGCATTATTTCTTAAGGTATTCCTTAATGAAACTGACTCTACAAGATTTTTTACCTGTGCTTTCAAACTATCAACATCATCAAAACCAACGACTAGCATATTTTCTTGATCTTCTCCTATATCAGCTGCTATCCCAGACGGAGTGGTAACACAAGGCACACCAGAGGCCATAGCTTCAATCAAACCGAGAGGACCTGTTTCTCTACCGCTACCTGAGTTACCTACATAAATATCTATGTGTTTATAAAATTCTGCTACATCTTTATCTTCACAGTCAAAGAAAGACCAATCAATTATTTCTTTGTGTTTATCAGGAATTTCAGCATAATAATTTGGTTTATCCATTCTTCCCATGATCATTACTGTGTAATTCAATTCATAACAGACTTTTAAAACTTCTTTTAACCCCTTCCAAGGCACTATCCTACCGACATATCCAACGACAGGTTTATCATTCTTAGGTGGGTACTCATTGTTAAACATAAACCTATCAGGATTGAAACTATTATGAACTGTAAATATTTTACTATCAGAGTATTCTTTTCTTAATATATCCAAAGATCTAAATGTCGTTGTCATGTGTAGATCAACATAACCCCATTCCTCAGATAATATATTCTTTTCATTATGATGTGTCATCATGACTTTTTTATTCTTTAGTTCAGGGATCAACACAGCTAATTGTGAGGCAGTCCTCCAATATTGGAAATCAATAATATCAGCCCTTTTAATAGCTTCTCTGATAGGCTCTAAGTCAATTTCATTTCTTTCAAGCCCTTTAGGGTGTACAGCAATTCTTTCCCAGTTATAGCGTTGATTACTTTCAACCACACTTCTTGAAAGTTTATCTATTGCCCAACCGAATGTATCACAGATTTGCAGTATATTTTTCATATTTTTATTTTATTAATGGTTCACAAATATAATAATCTTTACCATTCCCGTGATCTGTGGTTTTTCCTTTCTTTACAATACTAAATTTCTCTCTAACCATAGCCTCAATTTCACTTTCTGTTTTCCAGTTGTTCCATTCTATGATTGCAAGATCTTCAC